CCCTGTCTCATTGCTCATAAAAAATCTATTGTCGTCGTCTTTTCTTAGAGTGGCAATCTTTTCACCGTTCTCCTCTACGATCCAAAATTTATTTGCTATGATAGGTTTAGCATGTATGTCTGTCATTGTGTATATCTCGCATTAAGTGGTTCTGCATAACTCTGTGCCTGATCAGCAATCTTTTTCAAATCCCATAGATTACAGAACTTGATTAATCTTATACCAACTTGACTCACGTTCTTTTGTTCAGCAGTGGCAGTGGCAATAGTGTTTACAATTATCTCTTTGATGTCGTCGGGTTGGTGACTTAGATCGATCAGTCGACGATTGCGTTCATAATCTTCTAACACACGATGTTCTTCACCGTTGTGATCAGACCACCTCTGAAGCATGAGATTGTTCCACGCATATCCTTTGCTGTTACGATCTTCGAACGCTTCACTAAGACCCACTTTTTTGCTTGTGCCTTTAGTACGCACACCTGGATACGCCGAGAAGACATTATCACTGGTATCACCACGCATGCATTTTTCAAACAACAACCATTCTGGATTAGGTGCTGCTTTTGGCTCTTGTGTTTTTTTGTCAATGATGGGCTTGCCTTTGTCATCAAAAATTCCTTTGTCAGTGATAACATGTTCCATAACACCATTGTATTGTGTGACATTGGGTGCAATCAATTGAACGAAGTCTGTGTCTGTGCTGATGATCACATGTTTGTCATTTGGATGTGTTTGTATCCAACCAGCAATTAAATCATCTGCTTCTAATTGTGAATTTTGTAAAACAGTGCAGTTAGTTTTTTCTGCGATAAAGTCTTTGAACGTGTCAAATGCTTCCCAGAAGATTTTGTCTTCTTCTTGTTCTTTTTCTGTGTGTGCGGCACGAGCATCTGAACGATTACGCTTGTAAGGAGCATAGTAGTCCTTGCGCCACGATCTACCCTCTAAACAGAAGATAACATGACTACCTTCGAACTGCTGCCATGCTTTGCGAATACTGTTTAATGTGATGTGAAATGCCATGCCTAGTTTGATATCAGCGTCACCGTTGATAACGTGACGAGCACGAAAGAATGTGTTTGCTGTATCAACTAAGATATAATTCATAGATTATCTTTCTTCACTGTTTTAATATCAATTACGCCTGTGTTTACAGGACCGCCGAAATCGCCATCGACTACTACATTGGCACACAGTTCACGGAACCAACGATCTATAATTTCTTCGTCTTTGTCTCCGTCCTCACCATATCCCTCTTGCTTTAATTTTAACACAAAAAGGTCGTTCCAGTCAAGCTCAAAAAAGCCATTACGAACATTATCTTTGTTGACATGTGTTTCGATTACGCCTACCCACGGTTCTTTTTTACGTGTTGCACGTTCTTTTGGAGATAATTTGGCCTGTGCCTCTGCTTCTGTAGCACGTTCGGCAGCTTCAGTGGCTGCTTTGGCTGTTTCAGAGGCTTGTGCTGCAATGCCTATTGATCGTTCTGCTTCTGCTCTGATCTTGTCAATACCAAATAATTTTTCAATCCATTTATTCATCATGTTCCCCACTCATTTTTAAATAGCGGCACTTGCAGTCTATCACTGTAACGTAGTCCCATCTTCATTGCTAATTCTGCCACCCGGCGATTATTTAGTGTATATACACTTTCAACTCCGCCCACAGGCATGAGATAACAATGTCCGGTAAATCCTTCTGCACGATATATATCTAAAGTTTCTAAGGCTTCTTCGGCATCTTCTTCTGTGGCTATTACAAATTTAAGATAGGTATAACCAGCTTCTTGATATTCACAAACAACGTCCGGCTTTATCGCTTCGTGTCTTTCCTCTCCGGAACAGCTGAGCTTGGCACTGACTGAAAATGTAACTTCTCTAGAAGCGAATGGAGGATTCTGACCCCACTCTTGTAGGAATGTTTTAAATTCTGGAGTGAGTTTTTGAGTGCCGTTGGTTTCAAACGTAATTTCTTTAAGTTTGATCATACTAGGATGGTTAAGTAATTCTGGATAAGCACGTTGCCAACCCAACAAAGGCTCACCGCCTGTAATAACTAGATGTTCAGCCTGCCACTGATTAAAAGGTAAGATTTCCATTATACGCTCAGCGATAGCATCACTAGTAAGCATAGGACTAAGATCCTTAAACCTTGGATCCCAGCTTGCATAGCTATCACAGCCAGTACTGACAAGTGGTAGTTCTTCATATGTTTTAAATTTATCTACGATTTGTGCAATAGAATCAACTTCGGTACTTAGTTTATCTTTAGGCATACCAAAGCCCGCACATTTAAAGTTGCAGCCAAATGTGCGTAAGAAAACAGAAGGCACACCCATATAGCGTCCTTCACCCTGAATGCTGTAAAACAGCTCTGCAATTTTAATTTTACTCATAGTTTATTATACACTCTTTTTCTGTAATTGCCAAGAGCCATTGCCCTGATCTATCCATTCTAATGTGTCGCCTTCGCCCCAACCTTGCAGATCCAACACTTCCTGTGGTATTGGCATAATGAGATCACCGGTATCAGGATCTTCTTCTAATACAACTGTCCAATTTTTCAATGTTAACTCCTGATCAAATAGTATTGTCGTTCTTATTTTTCCAATCCAAATATCTACGTTTACGACATTCTTCTTTAACGTCAGTTGGAATATCTGGATGCCATTCTGCCATGCCGCAGTCGTAGACTCGATATTCTGGCATTTCTACTTGAGAAAGAAAGAGAATCCAAAGGACGCAGGCAACAACAAACCCAATGAAATATTTCTTCATACTCTATCGCTTAACAATATTTTACACAGCATTGCATCGTGTTCGTTATAAAATTTAAATGTCATTTGATCTGTTTCTGGATGGCTGGTATATCGATCGCCTGGAAGGCCAAAGTGTTCCAACACCATGACACAGGTTTCATTCCACCAAAATCCAGTTTGTTCTTTTTTCCAAGGAACTAAAATTGTTTTTAGATCAGACACAATATTTCACTCATTTTTTATAATTACCTTTTTCTGGAATGACATGTCTGACACCGCCTGTAGGGTCTTCCATGTCGCCTTTACGTCGGGGAATCAAATGAACATGTGGATACGGCACAGTTTGTCCAGCAGCTTCGCCCCAATTAAGGCCAATATTGAATCCATCCCACTCACCTGCTTTGACTTTTTCCTGCCCTACTCTTAGAGCATCAGCGAAACAATCTTCAATCACTCCCACAGCTGAATATTTAGGCACAAACAACAAGTGACCTTCTGTTACAGGATACTTGTCTTTAAAAACAACCACATGAAAGTCATCTTGTAAAACATCGTTCCATGGTGCCTGCCCTGCATCACGTGCATCGTCTAACGAATAATGTAAGTTCATCGTTTATACTCCTGTTTTTCTCTAGGAAGATCATCTTCGCGTACAACAAACTCACGGCCGCCTAGACTGCCTGCAAATGCTTTAGTACGTTCCATGTAAGCTAATCGTAGTTTAAGAGTTTGAAATGCAACATCTAAAAATACTTTAGGCTTGTAACCTAGAACATGCATGTCAAAATCTTTACCTGCGTCGGTGCAATGAACTTTAATTTTAGAATCAATCATTTGGTCCACCAATCTTCCCAAGGAAAATCAATCCATACATTGTTTTCTGCCTTGTTGACTTCCATGCCAACGAAATCCATCTTAACATTGCATTTGCTGGCGAGATTATCTACTAACACAGCGAATTTAACATTGTTATTCCACACTTCTTCCCAGGCCGGATCATCTGGGAAGCAACCACTTGGCCAATCTTTCATAATCCAGTTAAGTGTAGTACCTTGATCGTTGATATCATCTACAATTAAAATGTTTTTAAAAGCGGTATCTTTATCAGCTGCACGATCCTTAGACAACGGACCTAGCGCATCTTCAGCCATCCATAAATTGCTCTCCGGACCAATCTCGCTATCTCGTAGACTTACATTGAGAGTATGTAACGGAATATTAAAATATTGACTGATCATAACAGCAGGAATCAATCCCCCTCGAGTAATACCTACGATATAATCGGGCCTCCATGTTCCTGTAGCAAGTTCTCTACAAATCTTGCCGACTAGTCCTGTTACTTCATGCTGGTTGATTTTGAGTTTGTTCATTTCTATCCTTGAGATATTGTTCGTGTTGTATCCATTTGTTGTTGACTAAAAATCCCCATTCACGCTTATGTGGACCTGGCATAAACAATG